CCTGATACCGCCCATCCCACCCCAACGGGTAGGACGGCTCATCTGTTGGCTAAGGCGGCAGATTCGGACACTGGGTGGAAAGTCGTTTCTCTGTTAAGACAGGTTACGATGGGACCACGATGCACGATTCAATTGGGGAGCAGAATTAATCCTATTCTATCTCCGACAAACTAGCGTAGTTTGTAGCGGTACTGGTCTGAGCTCCGAGAGCAATTTCCAGAGTAATCCGTCACGCATTCAGTAATTCTTGCTTCAACTGCGGTTGAATGCAGTTCTCTTAATCCTACACCGCTCCTTTATGACTGGGAGTCGTGGATGTCTCTCGACAGCAGATTGCTTCCGTTTTTGCCTCGTAAGGGGACTAGCGGCCGGTCTGTGTGAGTAGTATTCCAAGTAGATGTTCGGTCGGCAAACACACCTTCATCACGCCCTCGTCTTCGAGCTTGCGCTCGGCGTCAGGGTGATGGGTCGACAGTGGGAGAGAACAAAGAAGTAAGATGGCTACACAGGGGGTTAGTTACTCGTTCGCGAGTATCAACCGGTCTATAGACCTTAACGTTGTGAGCTGATTCTGAATTAAAAAGCTATTTGAATGGATGCAGCATATGGCCCTGTCTGAGGACAGAATGACCATTTCCATCAAGTATACAAAGGCTACTTCCTCCAGACGGAAGTGGAACCCCTTACGGGGGGAGTTGAACTGAGTTCAACGAGTGTTACAATTGAGTTATCTTCAGATATCCTCGATTGACGTTTGTCCCTGATGCGTAGGCCGCCGAGACCATCAGAGAGATGGTAGGGCCTAGATCAACGGTGTTCCAGATGATTGGACCGACAGAGGTCATCCATGAGTCAAAAGTACTCACATTTGGGGCCTCAGATGTGGCACTAAAACCGTGATCAGCCGACGTAGCTGGTGCGAATGAAGTAGAGCTGTTTTGAGACAGATACAGGACTCCACCAGTAACGTTAGCAGACGTATCAGCTGACACACAAGTAGCGTCAACCAAATATACTCCCGCAGGCAGGGTGATGAGGCCTGTCGATGCAATCGAAGCATTAATCCCATTCGCTATAACCAGAGGAAGTCCGGCCGAGCTGAATAGGTTTCTTGCAACCGTCGTGACCCCTGTGAGGTCGCCTGTTGACGGGTTCGATACAATTTGGAAGTACGATCCTGGCGCTCCTGAAGCCACACTCGGTGGCTCGAGAACCGGGACGGATAGCGACACTCGGTATCTAACTCTAAGTTCACCAATGACAGTAGTATTGGTACAACCATAAGTCGACACATACAGGTTTCCCGCATCATAAGTCTTGATGTCGGTATTAACTGGGAGCGCGCCAGGTCTCACGTAATGTGAGTCCTGTTTTCTCATCTGAGTACAATCGATCCGAAGAACGATTTGCTCAGCACAGGGCATAGCATCGATATGCGGTTCTGTATCAAGAACTTGCTGTTTCGATGCTGGAGGACCGTCACTCGCGTCATAGTCACAGGAAAGCATAACCTTCCCGGCTTGGCCGTTTGTAGCGAACTCCGACACTTCTCTACGATAGTAGAATTCCAGCTGCTGGAAGTCATACTTCTCATAGAGGGATGCAATCTTATTCCCCCAAGGGAAAGTAGATGCTTGTCCGGGGTTAATCGGGTACGCAGTAGTAGCGAACGCGACTGACCCATTGATGTCTGCGATGTATTCGTCTTCTTCAATGATCTGCGATTTGCGGATCTTTGAGGAGTTCGAAGATGAGAGGCCTAGTCGGCCTGAAGATTGCTTACGATTGTTCAAATCGTAGCCGCCGGAAGACGCACCACGACGGGCTTTCGCCCGCTGGTTGAGGTTCTGAACCTCATTGATCTTCTTCGCGAGTGCCTTCTCAAGGGACTCGATTCTTTGTAACATCTGGTTACTCAGGGGTGCTTTAGGTGCACCTGAACCTTTCTTGTTGCGATTCATTGGATCCCACTCGCAAGAATGGGACTGTTCATTTCAATATAGCCATCTGTGTATGCAGACGACCGCCCCGTGCAGTCTCTTGGCATTCCGACTCTCTCACAACTTCTCCTCAGGTAGTTAACCTGGGCAGCAAGTGTCTCTCAACTTAATAGTTGAGACGAAGAACAGGTCTTCAGTACGTTACGGTATCACAACCGTTACCAGGTTTCGCCTGAACGTCCTATTAGCCTGCTGTTGGAAAGAAGCCTTAGCGCGGTAACTATACCCGCTTTGGAAGCTTTATGTATTGAAATCCAAATAGACAGCCAATAATGTTGGTCCTAGACCAGAGGAAAAGTGTGAGTGCCGCACGGTAATCGTTCTTTTTCAAACGCTGGCGGCTACGGCCCCACACCTCCCAAAACATTACTGACCTCAGTAACTGTCTACCAGTCAATCTACCTCTCTCCCATTGTCACAAGACTTTGGCACCGAGAGTTGTGGACTGGACACTTTACGAGTTAGCTAGACTCGTCGGCTCTGGGTGTGAACACCCCATAGCCGCTGCTGAACATTTAGCACCGCACTGTTCGAAGACGTCGAAGGAACATCGACCGTTTATCGTCTACCAAAGCAAAACTCTTCAGGGATACAAAGATCCTCAAGTGAGCTGGTAACTTCAACGAAAGTCTTCTTACAGAGAGAAGCTGGAGACAACTTGCATCTGGGCTCGTTTCGTAGGACTTTCGTCCATCGAGGCATCTGCCATGTGTAACTGAGCTTTACGAGGTCCTTGTCAGACAACTCGTTCAACCTACAGTTGACTTCACCATCCGCTGAGGGACGCACAACGCGAACCTGAGGTACGATGAACTCCGTCTTCTCAACAAGACGACGGACAATTCTCTGTTCGATCGGAGGCAAGCCTTTCGACGAACTGCGGGTACACCTAAGGTGACTTAGACCAAATTGGTCTTCGACTTCAATCGATCTGATTGCATCGTCGAGATTCCATATGGAATCAGTCCTTCCTTGGTAAGACTCGTAGTCGTTCACCTTCTTAGGTGAGCCTACCGGTCCGGCCGGGGGGGTGTCATACCACTCCACCCATCGATCGTAAAGATACCCAGCGAGTTTTCTCTGGGATCCTGTGACCAGGATGGTGTGTGGCTGTTGGAGATCCGGGTTAGTCGTGATACAAGTACCTGGTGGTGGGTGAAGACCCAAACCGCCAAGTTCTGGGGATACAAAATAATTTAGCTGCACACCTCGGTGGCTGCTTACGTCTTGCATCGCTAGTTTGTTGATCGCTAAAAACCGTTGCGAAGCCCTCTTAGGGTTAAGTGCACCGTCGACACAAGGATTGTGAAGAAGGTACACCGGTTTCGCAAGCTCATCCTCTCTTGCCCCAACCTTGGACTGCCCATAGAGCAGACCAGTGTTGAAGAAAGGAATCTTTTCCGGGAGTCGCGCTCGTTGAGCCGCGCAGAAAAGCTGTGAGTTGATCGTAAAGAACTTCGGGTGTAAGAAATTCTTTCCGGGCGATGGGACAAAACCAGCCTCATGGAGGGTGGAGTACCAAAGCTGATACTTCTCGAACTCGGTTCGGAAAAGTATATCATCACCGTTGACTAAGACCTTGAGCTGACGCCAGTTTGTTACTGACGGCTCGATCGTATGCCAATAGTGCGCAAGATTTATAGCACAGAGGTGAGGGAAGGATAACACCGACCCCATCAACTGACCATTTACTTGCATCACAGGAGCAAGATCTCCTCCATCTGGACCACTACCTTTAGGATAATGAATTTCATGTTCATAGAGTACAGAACGCATAACGTTCATGTACTCTTCGCGTAGACCGAAGTCTAACTTGAGTTCTCCGAGGAGAATCTCATGCGATATCTTAGTAAGTGCGATCTTGATGAGATCCGTTGCTCCGGAGTAATCTCCAGAGCACCAAAGTCCTGAGGGTGATTTCTCAACCAACCACTCAACGGCACTTAGTGAAGTTACGGGTTCCCCTATCAGTGCAAACTGATCGGAACACTTCAGATGACGATGCATCGACTTCTGAAGTCCACCGGCTAGGGCATATGCAAACGCATTGCCTTTCGTGATGGTCCGGACCTTCAACGGTTCACATACTGGGTATACCTTGGCTTGGCAGCCAGTGTATAGACCTTGGGTAGCATTGGATTTCACTCTCCTTTGCTCACCTCGGACAAGTTCCTCAATGGGGACTGGCGCGAAGCCACGGTCCTCCATAAGACCCAGAACGGGGTCATAGGACATTCTCAGTAATTCATCATTGGATGAAAGCCCCTCTCGTGCATGATCGCACAAGAGGTATCCCTTAGCGCCACCCTCGTCGCGTCCACTTTCCCAACATGCGTTGGTACTGTATTCGCGTACGGAGAGTACTCGATCGGTTTTTATACCTTTCCAGATACTCTTCAACTTAGCCCTGATTGAGGCTTCGTAGGATGGCGTAATGGGTCCAGATGGGGTTTCCATTGTCTTACGGTGCTTTTGAAGCGCTTTATTGACAAAGGAATCTGGGACTACCTCGGCCGCTCTCTTAACTTGAGAAAGCGACCAAAATAAGTGTTGGTTCTTCTTCGTAACAGAAATTAACCTGGAACTAATGAATTTCCGAACACTACCCCGAAACAGGAGCGGGTTCCGAACTGGGAAGTTCGGAGCCTCCGGCAAAACTTGGGAAATGACTCTCCCTTTGTATATGCCCGTCAAACTCCTTGCATGTAGATCTTGAGTATGATACTTTAAGAGACTTATAAAGTCCGAATAGTTGTCTATCTCAAGAAACACTTGCAATCCACTCAACAACGACTCCAGTGAATGCCTAGCGAGATAGCGATCTTGATGATCGCTGAAAATCTCGAGCATGGCCGCAGTTACCTGCAGTGCTGAAGTTGTATGTTGGGGAAAAGAGGACGTGTGAAAACCTGACTCGCTCTGCCATTTATAATGGTCAAGAGCCTTACCAGATTTGATCACACATGTTCCCTTATCCCTCCGCTGAACAACCCACCCTCCCGCCTTTGCGATTGCAACTATGCATTCGTATCGACGGTCCGCTACGGCAGGTTTGCCGATAACAGAGAGGGGAACCAGGATTGAACTGTACGCACCCCGTGCGCGCAGGAGCGAAGCCAACAGATTCAGGCAGTACAGCAACGAAGAGGAGTCTCTCGTGCTGATTTGCTTTCGCTGATGTTTCG